TTGTATCTTTTAGATAAGCAAATTGTCCTTCTTGAGGAGAAGTAATTTCGGCATCACGATTAGCAGCATCGGTAAAGACTCCAACGCCCTGCATGAGATAGCCATTTACATCTGCCGCTGTTAGAACTTCACCGCTGGTGAATGTCTTAAAGCCTAATCCTGCTGCCATTTGTTCTCCTAGTATGCCAATACGGATGTGTCAAGGATACCGTATAATGTCGAATCCAAGATGAAGCCATCAAGGACATTTTCCTGAGTCGTGAGGGTAGTGCGCCATGTGTTAGGCGTAATGCTGTGGGCTATGCCTTGACATTGGAGAGTCTTGACAATAGTAGTACCTGCCACATTTACATTTGTGATCTGCATAGGGTCAAAGTAATCTAAATCCAGTGCAGCTGTAACCCCTGCTCCATAGCCTAAAGTTACTAGGTCAAGGGTAATAGTTTCGATTCTAATGGTTGTATCTTTACGACTTGCCACAAAGTTAGAAGCAAGATCCAAAGCCTCGGCATCTGTCTCCATAAGCATATCATTGGCAGTAATGCTGTGAAGAAAGAATTTTTCAATAGAAGCTGTATCTGAGGCAGTCTGAGTTGTGCCGCCTGTGCGTGTGACAGAAGCCTGATTAACGATTGTTTTGTCATCAAGGGCAAATGTAATTCCAGCGTAAGGAATATCTGTCGATCCAACCGCATTAGAAAAGACTGTAGGTGTCGCAGAAGATGATGTATAAACAAAGTCTCTATCCTTAAAGACTGCATTGCCAGCCTTGTCAAAGTAGAAGGCTCCCTGCTCTGTAAAGGTTACAGTCTCAATGGCCTGTAATGCAGACCTAGTAGTTGCTGGATCATTCTGACAAAGGGTGTCACCGAGCATAATTGACCTTGAGCTTGATGGCCAGCCAATTGTGTCTAGGATTTTATCTACGCGAGTGCCAGTGTCTTGCCCTGCTGTAGCGCCTGTGACGGTTGTTATATTGGAGTTAAATACCAATCTAAAAGCGTCTGAGCAAATTAGATCGACATAGCCAATTTCTTGATCTTTAGGGTAAGTGTATAGATACTCAGTAATATAACCTTTGAAAATTGGATATACAGTGCCTGAGTAATTGGCTTCAATAACAATAGAGCGTAAAGGTACAAGATTGGGATAGTAAATGCTGGCCGTGTTCTGGGGGTTCCACGCGCCCGTTTGATCAAGAATCCTGACTGTTGCCGATCCTGACTGGTACTTATCCTGAAATAAATTGCGCTCTTTACGAGTATCAATTTTAGCAACTAGATTAGAAACATCAACTATAACAGTGCCGGGATCAGCAAGAATAGCAAAATCAAGTTCAGAAGTATCTAAGATAAATGGATCACCAAAAGATGCTCCACCAGTCAAATTGATCTTGACAATAGGGGTTGCTGGTAATGCCATTAGTAAGCCGTACTGTAAGTAACTGGAGTACCTGATGCCTGTTGAGTGTAAAGCCCCTGAGTAATGGCTGCGACTAAATCGCGCTCTGTAGAAACTGATCCAGCGACATTTACAACAATAGATGTACTACCGCTTGCAGATCCACTCATTCCAAAAGATGCTGGACTTGCGTTAGTGCCAATAGTATCTACGCCAATCTTGCGCTCAATCTTAGCTTTAGCCTCTGCTAGTGCTGCAAGCCTATCTTCAAGATCACCTTGAATTTTATTAGTAATCTTAGCCTTAGCATCTGACAATAAATCAGCTGTTGCCTTTTGTTCTGGAGTAAAGAAAACAGAGGCATTAGTAACAGGCTTAATCATTGCAAGGGTAGATAGTTCATAAGCCATCTTTTGAATAGTCAATAACCATGCATCAAAAGGATTCTGAACATAATTAAGGTCAATCATATCACTGCGTAGGGTTGCTAGTTTCTGAGCATTGGCAACCATGCTGTTGGCCAATTTAGCCGCAGCTGTGAGGTTGCCCTCGTTAATTGCTGCCTCTAGGTTATAAATGTCAGTCTTTAATGCTAGGCGAGTGCGTTCTTCTTCTGTCAAGGCTCCCTGTGCGGCAGCCGCTAATTGGATTCCTTCTTCATCAAATAATTTCTGACCTTGAGCAAGGGCTAGAGAAGCCTTATCTAGGGCATCTTGCTTTAGCTTGTCAGCTGTCATTTGCTTTGTGGTGCTTACTTGTTTTTTCTTTAATGCAAGCAATTCTTTGTTTCTTTTTACTGCATCAGCTTCTAATTTTGCTAGTGCTTGCTGTTGTTTCTTTTCGCTAAGAGTTAATTTAGAAGTAGCTTTAGCAGGTGGCGCTAAATTAACGCCTGTCTGAGCGCCAACAAAACCCCTAAAAATATCTTTGGGTAGATTTTTTAATGTTCTAAATACATTAGTTATTCCACCTGCGCTAGTACCAGCTGCTAGTGTTACTTTGTTAAAAGCACCGGCTAGGGTTTCTAAAAATATAGTAGCATCAGTAGCTTCTGTGCCGCCGCCTGCTCTAGCTAATGCATCAACAAAACCTTTACCAATTTTCTCAGATGCTCTACCTGTAGCTACACTTAAAGTATCCATCTTAAATGAAGTTGTAGTTAAATAATCTTCTGCTGCACCCGCAGACTTACCAAGAATAATTCCTAAAAGTTCATTAAATGACTTAGTATTTAATTCTGCTCTAGTTATACCTGCGTTATATTTAGTCAATCCTTTAGTAATCCCAATATAACCTTTACCAAGATCCTCTGAGACTGTGGCAAGATCAATTCCAGATGCTCGGCTAATTGTGATTGCATCATTAAGTAACTTTTGAGATTGAGTCAATGACCCAGTAGTGGTCAATAAAGATTGAAAAGCCGGCCTTAAAACATCATCGGCAATAGAAGCTGATCTTTCTAAATTGTCAATGTATTCAGCAATTCCCGGATTAGCAAAGCCAATACCTAGATTCTCAACTGCTCTGTTAAGTCTTAATGCAGCAGCTTCATCCTGAGCAAAAGCCTTTATTGATGCCTTGCTATAAGCAAGGATTGCGGATGTACCAAAAGCAATACCAGCTGCGCCTGCAAATCTTTTGACATTTTTGGTAAGTTTATCGGTTGCTGTTTCAGCTTGCTTAAATGCTTTTTTACCAGTGAACTCTGCCGCAATATTGATCGCTACATTACTCATGCGGCCCTTCTTATATCTACCATTTGTGTTCTCTTATTAAATTTATCTGTTGTACTTTCTATGGCCTTAAACACTGATGCTGTAGCCTTGCCCTCAGTTTTAGCCCATGCTCTAAAAATCAAGCGGCCCATCATGCGATGATCGCCTTTTTTATTAGGGCCATAAAGGTTGCCTAGATTAGAAATAAATTGATTGCCAGCATAAGGATTAACAGATCTAGAAACACCCTTGCTTGCTCCACCGGCATTAGGGCCTACCCAGTCTTGCCCTTGACCGTTTTTGCGACCGGCAGTTTCGTAGATAGCACCGATCATAGTTTTGTTTTGTATTCGTATTAAGTTTCTAAATCCTGCCCTATTAGGCATAGAAGGTGTAGTTTTGTAAATAATACCTCTACGAATATCGCCTGCATTATATTTTGGAAACAGACGGCCTTTACCGGAAGATTCAGCCCATCCACTCATAGGAGATGTAGGAGGCACTAATGATCTTGCCTCACTAACTACAGGCTTGAGAATTTTACCAAGTTCTTTAGTTAATTCTTTTGCTAAGTCTGGAGCGTAGGTGTTTAATGCCTTGCGAAGTTCAATGGCGCCTTTTAGCGTTGCTGGCATCTTTTATCTCCTTCGCTTCATCCTTTAAGCCTTTAAGTAAAGCATCTAGCATTACTTTGTCTAACTCTAATAAATGCTGTGGCGCGATCCCTAACCTTATGCTTAGCCTAGCAATAAGGTAGGTGAACGGGAGATCGCGCTTTAAGCTAAAGGGTCTGAGTCCTCGACAGAAACGCTTTTTAATGTTTCTATGAACTCAATTCCGAATGGCTTTACAGTCTCACCTGACCTACGAGTAATTTCCCAAGCAAGCCAATAGACATCCGTCTGCTTTTCGTCAATACGAAACGCTTGGTGGAAGCCCTTTTTTGCGTACAATTCAAAGCTATATTCAACCGCTGGGCTGATTTCACCTTCTAGTACGCTTCCATCTACACGAACTATCTTTAGTCTTGCCATTTTTTGCCCCTTTGTTTAGTTAGTTTATGACCAAGTACCTGTTGAAGCGTATGAAGTCTTGCTATTGCAAGTAAAGGTAATGTCGATCATTCCTTCATCGCCTACAGCGCCGTTGATGTCTGTTAGGTTATCAACCAAAATTGTACCTGAATATAGAAGGTTTGTTGCTGATACAGCAGATGATGAATCTTGGATTGCTTGGAAAGCAACTGTAGATCCAAATGCTGCCTGTAATGTTGCAAGAACTGATCCTGCTGCTGTGTCGTTTAAGAATGTTACAGTTATTGTATCTGATGACAATCCAGTCACAAATTTATTTGCTGTATCGCCCATCGCTGTGACAGGAATTTGATCTAGTACGCGGTTAAGTGTAAAAGCAGTTACATGGTCAGAAAGATTCACTGTTGCGATCTTAAAACCAACCTTGTTATTGAGAAAAATCGCCATGATTATTCATCCTCTTTCTTTGTAGTTACTGGCTTTGGTGTTGATGTTGAAGTCTGACCAATCTTTTTCAAGAAGGCTAGATCCTCTGGTGTTAGCTCTGACATATTAGCTCCAACTTGTTAGGATTGATAAGGACATCTGGCAGCTGAGAAGTTCTCCACTTGCAGCGTTCAGAATACTAGGTGCGCTTACTGCGCCTATATTATAGGTCAAAGATGATGCTGCTAACTTAGCAAAAACTGCACAAACTGAATCTTCTATGCCGTTCAAATTGCCCTCGTTATCGAAAAGCGGCACAGTTATCACAATATTAAAGTTAGCCATTGGACTAATGTTTATATGCTGATTATTGCTAGGCGTGATGTATTCGTCTGCCGGACTTACAATTACCGAGTTGGCGAGTACAGTGGCCGGAGGAAAGGCAAAAACTTGGTATTTTGTATTATCTACTAATGCTGTTGCTAAAGTAGTTCTAAGAGTAGTAATTGCAACTGGCATGGCCTAGCCTATAAAACTTCTAGGATCTAGTGCGTGAGAAATCAATCCCCGTATTTTTGCCAGTAATTGACTAGACATTCTATACGGGGATGGCTGGAAATCGACAGCGTTAGAACCTGAAAGGGTAGCGGTTCTTGCTTGCCAGATTTCAACGCTGATCATTAGTGCAGCGTTTTGTACAGCTTCGTCTAAAGTCCAGTCTGTGTAAGACTCTGGAGCAACAGTGCCATAAGGTTCGATTGGGTGATATTGAACAGTGTTAGTGTGAGTAGTAGCCATGCTAATTGAATACTCACCGACTGCTGTAATTGTTTTGTTGCCTGCATATTTAGTGCCACAATTAGAAATTGCTACAACTTCGCCGACATAAAAGATGTCGGCAACAGGTATATTAAAATAAAGAGTGCCTACGCTAGGTACATTACTGTGTGCTACTGCAAATTCATTAGGAGTCCACAGCATAGGAATGAGGACATCATCGGCGGCATCTGCAACACTTTGAAGGGTAGCGTCACTATACAAAGTGCCTACGCCTAAAGTGCTGCGAAGCTCTGCGACTGTCGTTAGTGCCATTCCCATTCCTTTCTAAAGACTCTAGGGAGTCAGAGGGCTACTGACCCCCTAGAGCGACTTAGTGTGTTATTTATGCAACCTGTACTGCGCGGAATGCTGTTGGGTAGCGATTAACTACACAAACATAACCGTAGATGCCAATCTCAAGCTGACCATTTGCAACGACATTGGCGCGAATTTGTAGCGTGCCGGATTCATGGAATCGCATTGCCATTGTTGGATAAACTAGACCAACCTTTACACCTGCTGTACCACCTGTGTATAGGATCTACTACTAGGTTAAGTCCTGCAACTGTACCGTTTGTTGATCCCTGTGTAATGAGACCGTTAGCATTTTGACTTGCTGCTGCTGCGTATAGAGGGCGGCCTGTTGTGTCAACTGCTCCAAGTAATCCTGCAAAGTCAACATCATCGTTTCCACCTGATGTTGCAACCAATAGGTTGTTAGGTGTTTGACGCATTACGCCGTATGAATCAGCGATTGACTTAGCAATTGCTTTGTAGATTGTTGTTGAAGATGAATCTGATGATCCGTCTGCTGCAATCTTTGCTGCGTACTGATCTGTCTTCTGAGCATAGGATGCGGCCAACTCTCTGAGATACAAATCCAAAAAGCTGGGGTCCGACCTGTCCACGAGCTCGAGGTCGAGTTTGCCAGCACCGGCGAACTTAACTACTAAATCTTCTTGTGCTGTGACTGTTGTGTCTGCTGATGCAAACTCTGCACCTTCTGCTGTCAGATCAACCGCGGCCTGTACTCCTAATTTTGGAGTAAAGATTTTCATTCCGCTTGCTGGAAGTGCAGCTCTCTCGATGGAATCAATGAAAGGGCGTGATGAATCAATGATACCAATTACATCGCGTAGGTATGTAGGTGGAACCATTCCTGTGTTTTCTGCAACTGTTGCAACCTGTAGAGCTGCTACTAGGTCGCGGGCATCTGCATCGCCGCGTAGTGCGTTAATTTGTGCCTTTGCGTATTCGCCTGCTGTAATGTTTAGGTTAAGGCGTGGTGTTGTGTAATAACTTGCTGAAACAGTAGGGCGAGCAGCTTCGACAGCGGCAGCTTCTACTGGTGTTGCTTCGACTGCTGGAGTGGTTTCTTCCACGGTGGCTGTCTCGCTTTCTGTAGTTGGATTTTCTTCAACAGGGATAACTTCCTCTGCTGCGATCTCTAGTATTTCTGCTGACGCAAATGCGGGAACAGTTACTAAAGAAACTTCTTTTAACTTAGCTTGTGATACAACTGTGTAGCCATCTTTTGAAGGCTTTGATGCAATAATCTCTGCACCAATACTCAAACCTGTAATTAGTCCTTCTTGAGCCATAATTAAAGCGTCATTGCCGCCTGTTGAGCGACTTAACTTAAATGTTGCATAGATACCGTCTGCGCGTGTCTCAGATGCAGTCATTCTACCGATTGGCTTTTTTAGATCATGTTGTGAAAGCAATTTAATCTTTGATGGATCAGCAATCTCAATAGAGTTAGCTGCAAATGCGTATTGTCCTAGATTTGTGCTACCAATTTCTCCAGTACCCATAGGTACGATTTTTCCAGAGATTTCGCGGCGTTCTTCTGAACACTCTATTGATGATGCTTCGATGTATAGGGTTTCCATTAGCTTTCGCTTCCGTTAGGTGATAGATCTTCCATTTGCATTGCTTGCTCTGTTGTAATTAAACCTAGTGATAACATCTTTTCAAGCACTAACAATCTTTCCATTGGCTCTGTGCGTAAGAATGAATCGTCAAGTGCAAATTTTACATAATGTCCAACAGTACTTACATCATCCATGCTGAGCCTTGACTCAATAGCTGAAACATAAGGCTGTAATGTAAATGCCACCATTTGCTTGCGCTCATCCTGTACATTTGCATAGGTCATAGTCGTATTCATTGAAGCCGATACATAGTAAGGATCAACCGAACAAAGTCTTGCACATTCAGTTGCTAATCCTTGAATTGCATCTTGATATGCCATGTCTTTAGGAGAGAAGCCTGTAGTTTTGTAATCAAGTGTAGAAGTTAAATATGCTGTGCCATTATTTTGTCTAGCACGCTTCCATGCTGCAAGAAGTCCAGAGATTTCAGCCGGTGGAAGATCAGCACCGGAATTTTTTAAGAAACCCGTTGCGGATGGTGTTTCTAACGCGACACTTGCAGATTTTTGTGCATCTAGTGCAGCTTTAATTGTTGAACCACCAACAGCTAAAATACCTTCATCCTTTTGGAAAGTAATTAAAGATCCAATACCTGACATAGGTAGAGGCACTCCATCAAGATAATATTGTGTTACAAAACTATTAACTGAGTCAGTATTAAATGTAACGCGATTGTTAGCAACCCATTGCGCGTTAGCCATTCTCGAATCCTCTAAATAAGTCTCAGTAATCTGCCAATAACTAACTCCGTACATGAGGAGACTGTCAATCGTGAAATATAGAGTTTCAAATCTAGGTTGTGATTTAGAAGGTTGCTCTACCCATCGAGGAGCTGAGATCATCTCACCTGTAGATTTTTTGTAATACTCAAGTGGGATGCTTGCGATAGTTCCCGCAATGAGGTCTCTGCATCTTTTTATGCTCGGTACGGAAAGAGCCTGAGCGCGAGTAACCATGACTGGAAAGTAATTGCCATAAGTCAAGTAAGACTCTGACATGATTTGTGGCGCATTTTGCGCTTCGATGATTTGAGGCTTACGCGAGAAGATACCCATAGACATAAAGGATACCATTTGTCAAGTAATTAGACAAACATCCTCGGCGTGTCTAACTATAAATCTGAGGCTTAGGTTCTGGCAGCATTAACTTAGAAACCGTCATTGCAATTCCAATAATGGCTGAAATGTCTCCAGCTGACTTGCGCTTTACTATGCGCCATGCGGAATCGTTCACCTTTGCGCTACAGTTGTTAAATTGTTGGATAAGTTCGGGCATCCCATTATGAACAACCCTATGATTGACCAATCCTTCGAGCAAGTCTCCACACGCTTTATAGAACTGCTGACCAGAGACATCTTCGCAAATAACTCCAGCTTGAGTCAAGCGATCAGCAATAGTCTGAGTCGCGTACTTATCAAAACAAACAAGTCTTGGTTTATAGAGATCGCACCATGATTTAATGCTGGCAGCCATCTTTAGTTCATCGATTGCCATCTGAGAGCTGTAAGTCTCTAAGATCCCGATGCCAATCCTTCCATCCGGCAGAAGTTGTCCTGCGACTAGTGATCCGTTTCGCCTTGAAGGACTGACATCGAAACCAAATACAGTATAAGCCCCCGGACTCATTTCTAGCGTGTTATCGGATGTTTCTTCCAAGATTCCATGAGGCCACGGTGATTGCAAGCTGTCAATCCATTGACAAAGTGTTTCTGTCCTAGTCTGCTCGATTGGATTTGTAGCGATTGCTTCCTCGATCGATTCTTTAGTAATTATGTAAGATAAAGCAGGATTACTTGGGGCAACAGCATTTTGCCAAAAGAAATCAGAGCTTATATCTATCTTGCAATACTGTGGCGCAGAATATTCGTAATAGCCGTAAGTCTCAGGTGGATAATCTTTTGCGCGATCTACAAGGGAATTCAGTACTTCACTAAAATGGTCTCCAGCATTTGATGTTAAAAATGTCTGGGCGTTAGCGCGGGCTCTGGTCACTGGCACTGCCGCTTTATACCCGTCCGTTGAGATTTCGCGTATTTCATCAATCCATAAGAAGTCAGCAGTACGACCGCGCGGTGAGGATGAGTTATCTGTAATTAGATCGAGAGTTGCCCCGTTGAGTAATTCTATGCGCTCCCCGCCATTAGCAAATCGGATTACCTTTGTCATTGCTTTTAGCTCTGGAGTTGATTCAATAATCCAAGCAATGTCTCTAAAGAGCATAAGTGAGGTTGCTCTGTTGGCAGACATGATAATGACCTTCTTTTCGCCTCCATAGAACATGCCCCATATAACACGCACCCTGCCGAGGTGACTTTTACCATTCTGTCTCGATATAAGCAACAGGCAAGTCTTTCTTCGATAGTTATTTTTTTTATCGACACTCATCATGTCTTTGAGTACCCATTCCTGATAAGGCATGAGTTTGTCCATCTTTAGACGCTCAACCATGTCAAGGATTTCTTTATAGCGAGAAGCGCCTTTAAGAAGTGGGCTGTGGATCCTTGCTTCTGTCGCCCCCCGCAGCGGTAATTTGCGTTTGGGTTTATCCGTCATTGAATCGGGTCAGGTTTGAGCGTAAAAGGACTGTCTGCGGGT